ACTTTTGTTGCTAATACTACGTTTGCGCCAGTTACAGGTATCACTTCTGCGCTGACGCGGTTTACAGGTACGCGACCAATTGACGCCACTGGTGGTGCTGATAGGGTCAGTATGAGGTGGGGGCATTCTATTGTTTCGGGAACTTCGTACGACTACACGGTTCGCATTGCTTCACCGCAATTGGAGAAGGGCAGTGTTGCTACGCCTTTAATCCGCACTGCGAGTGGCTTTGTTACCGTTGATATGCTTGGCGTGGCGAGAGATGGCGCGCCGCCTGACTTCACCTTCAAGAGAGATACCACCGCCACGCGGGTGAATGCGAGTGGCGTGATTGAATCGGTCGCTTCGGGAGTGCTTCGCTTGGACTACCCTGTCACAGGCGGTTGCCCTGCCGCGTTGATTGAGGCAAGTGGGACGAATTTGGTGTTGTATAGTCAGGAATTTGATAATCCTTATTGGACGAAGACGGCAGGCACAATAACCGAAACAAATCAGAATGCCCCTGATGGAACTGCAACAGCAGAAAGGTTTGTAGCTAATGCAAATTTCCCAAGAATTGAAAGGGCTATCACATTTGCTGACAACACAAGTTATGCAATAAGTCTTTTTGTAAAAGACGTAAATGCAAATTTTAGAATTTTAGCAGTCAATAAAGCAGGCGTAAGTTGCGAGGCAATTTTTAATCCAACAACTAAAACAGTTGTGTCTCAATTAAACGCAACTGGTTTATATCTTGGAGACATAAATGGGTTTTCAAGATATGCCATTGTATTTAATTCTTCCGCTGGTGCATCATCTACTTCTATTCGAATTTTTTCCAATACGGGTGGAGCAGAAGCAACTTTGGCGGCAACACTTTGGGGCGCACAACTCGAAACAGGCGCAATCCCTACTTCTTACATCCCCACGACAACAGGACAGGCAACCCGCAACGCGGATGTTTGCTCCGTGTCGGGGGTGAGTGGGTATATCGGCCAAACTGAGGGGACGATTTATGCGGAGGTGGATATAAGCAACTGGATTGCCAGCAATCGCATCCTTGCAATTAGCGATGGAACACTTGATAACAGGGCGAGGCTTTTAATAGGTAATTCCAATAATATTAGAGTAATAGTATCTGTTTCAGGTAGCTCCGTAGTCGATATAAATACTAACACAGGTTTATCAAATGGCATCTATAAAATTGCTTTTGCTTACGCTCAAGACGATTTTGCTTTCTACGTCAATGGCTCGCAGGTAGGCACGGATACAAGCGGCGCAGTTCCTGCTTGCTCAGAGATATTCCTTGGCAAGATTGAAACGAGCGCAACGACCCTTCAACTCAACGACCGCCTCCGCGCCGCCGCAATCTACACCACAAGGCTCACGAATGACCAACTCGAATCACTCACCCGACTAACGTAATGGCTACCTTCCGCAAATACCAATTTGATGTTTACGCTGATTTTCGCACAATAAATGACCTTGAAAGTCAGCCAAGAACCGTTGTAGAACTTGGACACTTAAATCCTGAAAATCCAATAAATTACAACGTAGATGTTTTATGGGATGACCAACCCGCACCGCATTGGGAGCAGTACGAAACGTGGCCTGAACCTGTCGGCGTACACACCTTCCTTGGCTGGGACGAAACTTACACAAATGAATACAATGAAAGACTTCCTAAATAGCATCGGCATCAACATCGGCCTAACCATCGCGGGTTTCCTTGGCTCGCTTCTTCTGCTTCCCAAGCAACGCAATTGGAAGTTGCAACTGGTCAGCGTCTTTTCAGGCTCACTTTGCGCCACCTACCTCGCGCCTGTCATAATTGGCTTCCTCAACATCAACGCGCCAAACATCCAGTACGGCTTGGCGTTCCTTGTCGGCTTTTCAGGGGTCAAGATTGCGGAAGTGTTGGAGGACAAAATAATAAAGACCCTGAGCAGTGATAATAACGCGGAACGCGGCTAACATCCACACACTCGCTTACGCGGGTGACGAACTGAACTTACTGCTAATTTCTGACCTGCATTGGGATAACCCGAAGTGCGACCGCGACCTGCTTAAACGTCACTTGGACGCGGCAAAGGCGAAGGGTGCAGGGGTCATCGTGAATGGCGACTTCTTCTGCCTAATGCAAGGCAAAGGCGACCCGCGTAAAAGCAAGGACGATATAAGGCCCGAACATAACAAGGGCAACTACCTGCAAGCGGTGGTCGAGGATGCGGTAGAGTGGTTTAGTCCTTACAAGGACAACCTGCTATTGATAGGCTACGGCAACCACGAAACGATGATTATCAAGCATATGGAGTTCGACCCATTGCAGATGTTCCAGTCGATATTCAATTACAAGAACCAAAGCAACCTGCACATCGGTGGCTATGGTGGTACGTTGAAGGTGCTGGGGAAAATTCGTAGCACACTGCATCGCGCGTTTGTCATCCACTACTACCACGGAAGCGGTGGAGGCGGCCCAGTCACCAAGGGCGTCATCCAAGACCAACGCATAATGTCGTTTGTGGAAGGGTATGATATGACGTGGCAGGGTCACGTTCACGAGCTTTACCACCACGTCAATATGGTGCAGTTCTTCAACCGAACGCGGGACATCATCCAGCAGAGGCGTGTACACCAACTGCGCACCAGCACATACAAAGAGGAGTACGGTGCAGGTGAACGTGGCTACCACATCGAGAAGGGCAGGCCACCGAAGCCGCTTGGTGGCTATTGGTTGAACCTGCAACAGGAACGCCTGCGGACGATGGAGGAAAACGGCAAGGAACGCGACAGGACGGATTGGGTGGTGAAACTGCATACAACGTAATTACGCGATATGCGACAAATCAAATACCTTGTGGTTCACTGCACAGCGACACCACAAGCGACCACGGTTGAAAGCATCCAACGCTACTGGCGTGAACGGCTCGGATGGAAAGCGAATGGTTACCACAAAATCGTAAAAGCAAATGGCGAGGTTATCACTTTGGCGCAGGATGATGAGATTTGCAATGGGGTGGCTGGGTATAATTCTGCTTCATTGCACGTATCCTATATCGGCGGCGTTGATTCAAGGGGCAATCCGCTTGACAATCGGACGCAAGGGCAAAAGGACGCGCTCAGTCAAGTCCTGCACGAGTGGCGGGCCAAGTACCCCAACGCCAAGATTCAAGGCCACTGCGACTTCCCGCGCGTAAACAAAGCCTGTCCGTCATTCGATGCTAAAACTGAGTACGCTCATATTTAGCCTGCTATTGGCTGGATGCTGTCGCAAGGCAGTGGAAGTGCGGACCACTACGGTTGTGCAGAAGGATAGCGTAATGATTGAGGTGCCGAGGTATACGGAGTTGTACATCGAGAACCCCTGCGATTCTGCGGGCATCCTTCGGCAGTTCAGATTCACGGATAGCACGAAAACAAGCGTTTTAAGCGCATCAAATTATCGCGGTGGTATTCGCATCCAAGTGCGAAGAGATACGGTCATACAACGCTTTGTAGAGCGCGACACGGTAACCATTGAGCGCGTGGTGCAAGTCGGGCCTGCAAAGCGCAAGAATCGGATGGCGTTTGTGTGGTTCGGAGTGGCACTGGGATTCGCACTTTCATTTGCAGGTTTTCGCTTGATGCGCTTCTAATCAAGGCTTGTCGGGAAGGCTTTTTCTAAACTTTTTTTTGGAAAGTGCGTTAGGACGCTGGAAACGCAGAAAAAAAAATAAAAAAAAGTATACAACCTATATATATATGTATGTATATTTGCATATACCAAAACGGAAAAAAACACACTAACCCTCTAAACCCAAAAACAATGAATCACCAAGCCACCCTCCAAAAAGATTTAGCAATCGTAAATCGCGGTCAGAACTTCGGAATGCTGTTCGGCAAATTCACCAAGAACAGCGAAATCCACACGGTCATCTTCGAGGCCATCAAGGCGGGCAAAGCCACCAAGATTGTTGACACCGAATCCACCCTGATGTATCGAATCAAATAAACCAACCAACAAGGGGCGCGACTTGTCAACGCGCATTCTTTTAACCCTCTAAACCCCAACCCAAATGAACATCATCGAATCAACCCCCATCAACCTCGGCAATGACGATTGCGATATCGTGAATGCCTTTATTTACAAGCAGAAAGGCACGCTTCACCTGCACATCGACTACCCAACCTCTGACCGCATTACCAATGAGTATGAGCATAGCGACATTGACGCGCTGTGGGAGTGCCAATACCCCGAATGGAATGACCTTCTTTTTTCAACCCTTTAACCCAAACCCAATGCAACACGACATCATCGCTCACACTCCCATCACGCTTGACAATGGCAAGGTGGTGGATGCGTACATCCACAAGCAACCCAGCGGAGTGTACGCACTTCACGTCAACTACATCTTTGAAGCGAACAGTAATTCAACGCGCACCAAGCAAATCACCGAAGCACTTTGGCGCAAACAACACCGCGACTGGTTCAGGTTCATCCGCTTCCAGCGTTCTTCAACTCCCCTTCCAATGCCTAAACCAACCAACCAATGAAACACACCTTTACCCTTGACGCGTGGTATGCTAACATCCGCAA